ACGCCCAATCTCTTCATTTAAAAAAGTTTTTAAACCCACTCCATTATCAGAAAATGACACAATATAATTTGTTAAAAGATCTTTTTGTTCTTTCTGGAGTGTTCTTTCGTAAGCATTGTTAAATTTGTTGACGAATGTTTTATACTCAAGGTTATCGAGATGCTTCATCTCCGTCAAAATATTGCCGGCTCTTCCCAAATATTTAACCAGATTGTTTTCTAACATAATTCTTTTCTTCGCAGACAAATTATTGTTTTGAAAAAACAATCCCAATGTCGCCATGTCTTTATAGTTTGGAATAAAATTGGAAAATGCGCCGTGACCCAGTTGTTTGTTTATTTTGTTAATTAAATTTGTTTGGTGATTAAAGACCGCTTTACGATCAGATCGAACATAATCAATCTTTGTTTCTTCAAGTAAACGACGAGAAAAATTAGGATCCAGTTCTTTACTTTCGAGAATCGAATTATACAAAGTCAACTCTTGTCGTAGAACACTATCCCTACAAAAGAATTCTTTTAAGATATTCCTTGTAATTGTTTGTCTTTTTTTATCTTCTCGAACGATTGCTCTAGTTAATTCTTTTATTAGGCATTCGTAAAGAAAAGCGGTATTTCTTTTCTTATTATGTTTCATCTTTTTTCACCTTTTTTAATGATTCGATTAATGTTTTAACTTCAAAGTCAGTATTAAATAGTTTATCTTCCTCCAAACCATCACTGCTAACTGCCTCAGTCACTCCTCTAACTAGAGAGTCCAATCCGCCAAAACCAACTTTTCCGGGCCAAGTCTTGCGACTAGTGCCGATTTCTCCGTTTCCGGTGTTTATCATCTGCTTTTTGAGTCCGCCTTTTTTATAAGTACGTTTGTGGCTTTTATATGGGCCTCTTTTCTTCGGTCGAGCATCATCGTCACGTTTCCCCGGTGGCTCAGCCAAGAGGATATCTTCATCATCTCCGCCTGTGTCTTCTCCGCCTCCTTCGTCTCCACCTAAGTCTAAATCACCACCATCATCGCCTCCGAGGTCTAAATCACCACCATCATCGCCACCTAGATCTCCACCTAAGTCTCCACCTAGATCACCACCGCCACCTTCTGATGGTTGTGCTGCGGCTTCGAGTGATGCCATAAATTTCTTATCATGAAACATTTCTCTTTGCATTCTAATGAATTCATCTTCGGAGAGCCCCAAGAGATTCTCGGCCACCCATCTTCTAGAAAAATAACCCTCAGTGGCAGCGCCAGCAATATCAAATTTTGTACTCCAATGTTCGAGTTCTTGCATTTCCGCAATCTTGCTTGGGTTGTTTAATGATAGTTTAAAACCAATTAAATCATCATCACGATAGCCCATTGTGTACAAATGAATGATCCCAATCTTTTCAAGCTCAGCGACGACGACCCTTTGTAACCTTTGAATAGTTCTGGCAAATCGAATATCTTTTTGAGCCAACGTAGTTTTGTCTTCTGCTGCTCCTTCACCCATTGCCAAATAGGATTGTGGTACTTTAAGGGCAGAAAATAACTTATCTCTTAAATATTTTACGTCTTCAATCTGAGCAGTAAATTGACCACCCTGAAGGTTTTGAATATCTGTGGCCGATGATCCGCCTCGAATTGGTATAAAATAATCCTCTTCGATTGACAAAGGGTTGTAACGTAAATCCACACGACCAGAACTTGGGTCGGTGACCTGATGCCGTTTCATTTGTGTCATAACTTTTTGCATATACTGTTCGACATCTTGTGGAGCTATGCCGCCAACATCAATTTTGAATACACGACGTTCTGACGCTCTGACAATACGATAAGCCATCATAGCATCCTCTAAAAGAGTAAGCTGTCTCCAGATACGCCTGGCGGGTTCTAGGGCACTGGTTCCGTAAGGGGCATGCTTATCATGTCCCAAAACTCTAAAATGCGCTATCTGCCAGTTTTCAAGTGTTAGTCCACCGTTGTTCCATTGATATTGAACGTAATTTGGGTTTGTTGGGTCTTCACCCTCTAGTCTTTCAATCTCACCACAGGGAAGTCCGATACAGTTTCGAATTCCCAGCCCTTCATCGATGTCCAAGAACATGAAGAGGTCTCCGTATTTACACATTGTTCTAGCCCAACCAAAAAGATTGTGCTCAATGTTCATTATATTATAATACAACGAATGAAGAATATATTTAATTTCATCGTTGGGGCATTTAATATTCAATATGGGAGTAATACCTGAGTGGGTTGTCATCTCGTCGGCATATATATCTAATGCCGATGCTATCTCCGGAGTATATTCCATTTGATCAAAATCAACATAACGCTCAGCCCTGTTTCTATTTGAAATCATATTCAGGGTAGTTATATTCATCGGGTTGTATTCTGTTTTCTTGAACTGCTGACCGCTAGCGGACCGGAAACGCTTGGCATACATGTCAAGATGTCTTCGTCTCAATTCTCTACCAGACTGGGTTCTTCTTTGTACAATTGGTCCAGAGAAAAGCCTCGTTAGGGCTTTAAAGAGTTGGGACTCATTATTGTTCGGGTTTCTATCATTGCGGGCCATATTTTATCCTTTATAAATCCAGAGGAAATCTTTCATTTTTTTAATCTCCTCGTCGTGTTTTTCGTTGAATGTTTGAGAGTAACCGTCCTGACCTTTTATTTGTGTGTTCATAGTTGTTGTTGATTTTTTTATTCCGTCCAACATTGCTCTCTTGTACTCCATTTCTCTTTTGTTTTCTTCCAAAGCGGTGTCCCTAACCCAACAGGTTATCGCAAGAGCCATAACCAAGTCATCGTTATAAGAGCGCATAGCTTGTGGCTTACCATTATACCAAATGAATGTTTTCATTTCGTGAAACAAACGATTAGAATGTAATGTAATTAGTTTGTTTCTAACATACTCCTCCAACTTTGCCACTATTAGAGGCCTAGTTTTTGTAGAAGTAGTGAAACCGGCAACGGATCTGTCGTTGCCCTCAGCCAAGTGCGCTTCGATATATTCGTGAGTAGATTTTACAGAGTGATACAATTTTGGGTATTCTAAGGTAATCAGTTTTTCTAATATAGAAATGCCAATTCCGTTGTTTTCAACAACTAAAAGACAAAATCCATATTCCTTCCCAGCGTCGTAAAGAATGTTAGAATATAAATCTAGATTCGGCTTTCCTTGATACTCTGCTACAATCATCATTGTGTCCAACCTTAATACATGAAAAACAGAAAAATCTGTTCCGTCTCCCCTAGCAACATCAGCAACCAAGACGTATGAGCATTCTTCGATGTATTTTTCCCAAATCCAAAAGTTTCTATCGTATCCTGTTTTATAAAGTGGATCCTTAAGATTCTCAAATAACCACTTCATATCATCCGGATGAATAACCGTATCCCCTGATGTATTGAAGTTACACTCCAATTCTTGTGCGATCTGCCTTCGAGACATGTTCTTTGTTTCTTTTCTAAACCATTCCTGGTCACGATCCGGATGTACATCCCACGGTAATGTGATAGGGTGAAAATCATTCTCCTCAGCTTCTGAGTCGGCAAAAGTCTTGTGGAACCAATTACCAACCCCATTAGGAGTCGATAAGGCTATACAGCGCCCTCCTGTTGATAGAGTAGGGTAAAGACCCGTCCACAACTCATCAAGGCCGTCAACGTGTGCTGCCTCGTCTATAACAAGCAGCGATAACGCTTCCGAACGACCCGCGTCTCCAGAAGTGGTTCCGGCCTTAATTTGAGAACCGTTTGATAATTCGAATGAAGTTTTGTTATCCGTGATGATTTTGGAAATTTTGATCCAATCCGGAAGGTGCTTCATGATTGCTTTTACTTTTTTAACGAGGTTCGCTGCTGTACCAAATTTGGTGGCGATGACAAGAATGTTCTTATCTCGATGAAAAAGCATAAACCAGACAATGTACCCCGCTGAGATTGTGGAGATACCAAGTTGCCTGGCTTTTAATATAATATTAAATCGATAATCGTTGAAGTCCTTGAGCAGGTCTTTCTGATAATCGAAGGTTTTAAAAGGGATAAGTCCCTTGAGTGGGTGTGAAATTAGACAATAGTTATCAATGAAGAATTGTGGATCCTTCCCGCATTTCACAATCTCCTTAACAATTTCTTGCTTTGAGAGTTTAAAAGCCATTTGACCTCTGTTATTTCTTTTTTGGTGGAGTCTTTGCTTTTGGCTTGGTCTCGCTCATAACATTTTTCAGTTCTTCGCGAATAATTTGCTTTAGTTGTTCTTGAGTAAGTTTCATTTGTTATTTGCTCCTTTCTTAATCTTTTCGTTTTGAGGTCTTTTGGTTGAGTGCTGTGCTAAGAACTTTTTAATCACATCTTTCTCTGTGGTCACTGATGGCTCTAAAATAGCATCCATATCTTTTATACCTGAGATCTTATAGTGCTGATAGGCCTGGACGAAGGTTCTTATACGAGAAGTAGTCTGGACCAAGATTTTTGGCTCGCCCTTCTTTGTAAGAGTAACTCCTTTGCCGGTAATTGCTTTATACTCTTTTTGAAGAAATTTTTTAACTTCATTTAACATTCTTT